TTTATGATGTTTTAAATATAGAATTTAATCTATGGTCTTGGACCCGTAATATGTTAAAGTACGGAGATTTTTATTTAAAATTAGAAATATCGGAAAAATTTGGTGTATATAATGTTGTACCTTTTTCTTCTTATACTATTTTAAGAATGGAAGGTGGAGATCCACAAAACCCATCCGATGTAAAATTTAAATATGATCCTAGTTATTCGGTATCAGAAAATCCATTAGGATTTCAACAAGTATCACCGGGAATGGGTGTAAACACGGGTGATGAAGTAGTTTTTGATAACTATGAAATGGCTCATTTTAGATTACTTTCGGATTTTAACTATTTACCTTATGGTAGATCATATTTGGAACCAGGTAGAAAAGTTTGGAAACAGGTTACATTAATGGAGGATGCAATGTTAATCCATCGTATAGTAAGGGCACCCGAAAAACGTACTTTCTTTGTAAATGTAGGAAATATTCCACCTAATGAAGTGGAAACATACATGCAAAGAATGATCAATAAAATGAAAAAAACACCCTACATTGATCCTAATTCTGGTGAATATAATTTAAAGTTTAATATGCAAAATATCTTAGAGGATTTTTATATTCCTGTAAGGGGTGGAGATGCAACAACTAGAATAGAAACTACAAAAGGACTAGACTATGCTGCTATAGAAGATGTAACTTATTTAAGAGATAAATTATTTGCAGCACTTAAAGTTCCTAAAGCTTATTTAGGTTATGAGGGTGATTTAGAGGGTAAAGCTACGTTAGCTGCTGAGGACATAAGATTTGCTAGAACAGTAGAACGTATACAAAAAATATTAGTTTCCGAATTAACTAAAATTGCATTAGTTCATTTATATGCACAAGGTTATGATGGATCTGCTTTAACTAATTTTGAACTTTCATTGACTACTCCTTCTATCATTTACGATCAAGAAAGAATAGCATTAATGAAGGAGAAAGTAGATTTAGCAGCCCAAATGATAGAAACTAAATTAGTTCCTACTGATTGGATTTATGATAATATTTTCCACTTTAGTGAAGATCAATATCAGGAATATAGAGATTTAATTATTGAAGATCAAAAACGACAGTTTCGTAGAGAACAAATATCCGGAGAAGGAAATGACCCAGCAGAATCCGGCGAAGCGTACGGTACACCACATGCCCTAGCATCCTTATATGGAGCAGGAAGATACCCAGGAAGTAAGGGAGTACCTAAAGGATATAGTGTAGATGATCCCGAATTTCCTTCACAAGCTCTTGATGATTTAGGTCGTCCTAAAGAAAAAGCATCTAATTATGGAACACAAGATGCTAATTTAGGCAAGGATACTCTTGGACAAGCTAGAATGAAATCAAACTTAGGTGGTGAAGATAAACCGGGTTTACCTAATTATAAAGGTGGTTCACCCTTAGCTTTAGAAAATATAAATACTAAAGCAATATATGCTAAAAATCAAAAAAGTTTAAAAAATATGTTTCCCAAACAAAAAGTATCATTATATGAGGGTGAAAAACTCTTGGATGAGGATCAAATTCGTGAGGAAGTTAAATAGGTCTAATATTTATAATTAGTAGCGCACTACTTATGAAAATAAAACATAATAAATACAAGAATACTGGTATTCTTTTTGAATTACTAGTAAGAAAAATTACTGCTGATACACTTTCTAGTGGTAACTCTAAAGCCGCTTCATTAGTAAAAAAATATTTTACTAAAACTTCATTAGCGGATGAAAATAAATTATATCAAACGGTTAATAATTCAATAGCTTTATCTGAAAGTAAGGCGGATTCTGTTCTTTCCACTGTTTTAGATTTATCTAAAAAATTAGATAGGGATAAACTTGCTAAAGAAAAATATAATTTAATTAAAGAAATTAAAAATAGTTTTGATTTAAATGATTTTTTTCAAGCTAAAATTAAAAATTATAAATTATTAGCATCAACTTATATACTATTTGAATCAGTAAATAATAAAGGATTTGCAAACCCCGAATCTATTATTACTTCTAAAATTACTATATTAGAACATATTACTTCTACACCTGATTCTAAAATGTCTTTATCTCCATTAGTTGAGGAATTAATGTCTTTGGATAAAGGTACACGTGCGCTTACATATAAGATAATGTTAGAAAAATATAATACTAAATTTGATGGTCTTTCCCAGGATCAAAAAGAAGTATTAAAAGAATATATAAATAGTGCTACAGATGCTCCCAAACTTAAAGAATTTTTGAATTCTAAGTTTAAGAGTATATCTACTAGGCTGAAAGAAAACGTAGATAAGATAGAGGAGCCGGCACTAAAAATAAAAATCCAAGAAGTTATAAATTTAATTGATCCTATTCTAGAATCTAGAAAGTTAAAAGATGATCACCTAGTTGCGCTACTACAGTATCTTGAACTTTCAAATGAAATAGAAATAGTATGAAGTTAAAAATAAAAGGATTAAAAAAAGAAATGAGCACCACTGGTACTGGTGCTTCCTTTGCAGCTGGTGTTGGAGCTCAATATGCCACCCCCAAAGCTTTTAAAAAACGCAAAGAAGAAATAGGGGAACCTTTTACTAAACCTAATCCTTCTGTTCCTAATAGAAAATCTAAATTTATGGATTATAAACAGATTTTTGAAGATGCTATGGAGGAATTAAAATTTAATCCCATTACTGATTTTACTGATAGCCAAGCATGGGCTGGTGATAATACGGGATACGACATGGATACTCAGGATGCCGCTTCTGTATTAGAGTTAGCTAAATATGCTGGTGGTAAATGGAAAGTAGGAGATACGGATATTTCAAAAGGAATAAAATATACTGTAACAGATGTAGATCCTGAAACAGGTGGACTTTCTTGGGATGTAGAATCCGTTCCTGCTTTTGATTCAGTATATAAAGAATTTGATGAATTAAGAAAAGCAATAGCGGTTTTGGATAGAAAAACTGATGATGAAATTGTAGATGATATAGCTGGTAAAATTAAAGCTGAGTTTAATAGATATAGAACTCATATTAGAAAAAATTATCCCGATGAATATAAAAGATTTCAAACTGCTGAAAATATAGATCCTAAATCACAGGCTAAACATAAAGGAAAATCTGCTCCATTTGGCTCAGCTTATGAACCTGTTACTAAGGAAAATATTGATAAAGTGGCAGGTGGTATTCCTTATAAAATTGAAAATGGAAATGCTATTATTTCTATGCCTTTACCCGATGATACTAAAGAACGTATCATTAAAAGGGCTAAAGCAAATGGATATTTAGCTAAACCTAATATGGGTGGTGGTGTTACTATTTTTAAAGAATCTCAATTAAATGAAGCACGTTACAGTCAATTCAAAACTGAAACAAAATTAAGAACTCCTACAGAACAAATACATAGAGCTGTTAGAGAAATTAGAAGAAAAATAGATGAAATAGTTAAGGTAGTAGGACATACTGAAAGAATGAAATCCGAATTAAAGGGTAGTAATGAAGGTATGTCATATCTTAAAAGAACACGTAACGCTATCAACACTATATCCGAAAAGTTACAAGAATTAAATAATAGAATAAAAGGATTAACAGAGTAAATGGCCGCAGCAAGAAGATCAATTAGTACTTTCGCTTTTAGAGAAAAAACTAAAAAAAAAAGACCGGGAGTTCATGCTAAATGCAAAACATCAAAATTAAAAAATAGTAAAAACTATACAAAAAAATATAGAGGCCAAGGACGATAAATATTTATATACATGACAACAACAGACTTATACAAAAAACTGAAAGCTGGCGAAATCACAGAACAGAAGTTCTTGTATGAAGTTCGTCGAGACCAAAATTTACCCTTTGTAACTAATATAAATAGTTTTAAGGATGCAGTACAAATTCTTAAAAATAAGGGAATAATTCGTGAAGAAAAACAAGAAGTAGAAATTTTTGCTAAAACTCTTGATATGGTTAATCCATACGAGTATACTAGAGGTATGAATTTTGAATTAGATGTTGTTATAGATTCAGTAGGAAATAAATTAATAGATGGAGCCACGGGTAACAATATTGAAGAAATAACTCCTGAAGAAATTAAAAAGGCACAAAAGAAAGTACTTAAAAACCTTACTAAGGATCCTTATTTTTACCAAAAGAAATTAATTCCTCAAATGGAAGGGGAAACAGAAGATGTAGTTGAAGTAAATCCTAAATCTATTGAAGCTTTAAAGAAAAAAGCAGGAAAAGTTATTCGTGAACATGGAGAACATTATGATGATGTATCTAAGGTATTGGAATCCGATATTGAAGAATTAGGAAAAACTAGAGATTCTATTTATGAAAAATATGCTTCAAAATATGAGGTTGATGTTAATGAACTAAAAGATAGATTAGAAGCATACAAATCAAAAAAAGAAGCTATTACAGTTAGTGATGAAGATACAGCTATAAAAATTGCAAAAAAAGATCCTAATGCCGATGTTAAGGTAATGAAAATGGAGTATGACACTGCTGGACTAGATCAAAAAGTTAAAGATGACCCTGATGTTAGAAAAGCAGTTCAAAAAGCAACAGCTAAAGCAGAAAAAGGAGATTCAAGTGATTTAGCCGTTTTAATGGCTTTAGGTGGAAAATAAAATGGCAAAAAATCTATTAATAGAGTATTCCGTATTTACCCCCCAAAAAACTCAAATTACAGAAGCAGTTTCGGGTGGTAAAAATATGATTGTTAAAGGTGTTGTTCAAAGAGCCGAAGAATTCAATCATAATGGAAGAAGATATCCTTTTGAAATACTAAAAAGAGAAGTTGATAAATATATTGCTGGACCTATTGCTGAAAATAGAGCATTGGGTGAATTAGATCATCCAGAATCTTCAGTTATCAATTTAAAAAATGCCTCACATAACATAAAAGAATTGTTTTTTGAAGGAAATGATCTAATGGGCAGTATAGAAATACTACCTACTCCATCTGGTAATATTCTAAAAGAACTATTTAATAATAAAATTACTGTAGGTATTTCTTCTAGAGGAATGGGTTCTGTAAAACCATTAGGTGAAAATAGAGTTGAAGTAGAGGATGATTTTGAATTATTATGTTGGGAT